TTGTTAGGTATAAACCTTCCTTTATATGACATAAATACTATCTAGTCAACTTTAAAGGCAAAAAATGTCTCTTTTTAAACTCACGGATATATCATTTAACAAAAACCCTAATGTGAGGTTAGGTGATGCTCAAAATAATTTAGTTGGTGGAAGATACAACTCCAATACTTTTAGATACCCAATTGATTTAGGATCTTATGACAAAGGCCACTACATGGTCATTCATGTCAACGAACAAAATAAAACCAGTTATAAAGGTGTTACAGGTTTTGGTGATGAACCTTCAATTATTAGTAATCGAAGAAATTTAAACGCTTCAATTGGAGGTACTGGTATAGGAGGTTTAGATTCCGTATTAAATTCGTTAGGAAAAATTGCTGAAGCAACATCAAATCTTTCAAAAGGCATTACACAACCTTTAAGTAATTTCAATTCAACATTTCGTAGTATCGCTGATGCAGCCGGTAAAGCAGGATCAACAGCAGTATCAGAAGCCGCTTCATATCAATCTTTAGCTGGTGTTCGAACAATAAAAAGAACAACTGATACAATTGCTTTGTATATGCCTGACACTTTAAATTTCAATCATCAACAGGGATATTCTGATATAAATTTAGGTGGTGGAATATTTGCAGCTGCTGGATCGGCTGCCGCTGTTTTAAATGGTTCAAGCTCAGCAAAAGACATTCTTAATTCAGTTGGTGAAAATGCAACTCCTTTTATAGCAAATGCTATATCAAGAGCTTTTGGTGATACAGGTGCAGCAGTTTTTTCAGGTGTTTTTGGATTTGGTGTAAATCCTCAATTAGAAGTTTTGTACACATCACCACAACTGAGACAATTTAGATTTGATTTTATGTTTTATCCAAGGTCAACAAGAGAAGCTGTTGAAGTACAAAGAATACTTGATCGCTTAAGATTTCATCAGGCACCCGAACTGTTAGGATCCGAAAATTCTGGTGGTGTTGGTGGTTTCTTTTTAGTGCCTCCTTCCGAATTTGATATTAAGTTTTATTATAATGGTCGAGAAAATCCAAATATTCCAAAAATATCAACTTGTGTTTTAACAAATTTGGATATAGATTATGCACCAAATGGTTTTTCAACTTATGAAGTTCCTAATCAATCAACACCAACAACTGGACGAACAGGTATGCCTGTTGCTATTCGTTTATCATTAGAATTTAAAGAAACCGAAATGCTTACTAAAGCTAATTTTTCTAGAGATGCAGGACGATCTTCTGTTTCCGAACAAAGAACTTCTGATATACTTCAGGGTGGTGTAGAATAATGGCAAAATTTTTTAAATACTTTCCAAAAACTCCTTATGCAATTGAAAATAATGAAATTGATTATGTAACAAATATTTTATCTAAAGTATCTTTTGAAAAAGACTTCCGAGAAAACTCGGTTGTTTATTATGAATACTTAGTATCTGATGGCGAAACTCCAGATGTTATTGCTCATAAAATTTATGGATCTTCTGAACGGCATTGGATAATTTTACTTTTAAACGAAACTTTAAACCCACAGTTTGATTGGCCTTTAAGTGAGTATTCGTTAAGAAAATATATTGATTTAAAATATCAATCAGCTGAATATGCCAACAATTCAACAGAAAGTGCTGGAACATCTTGGGCTCAATCAAATGTAAAAAATTATTATAGAGTAGAAACAAAAACAAACGTCATTTTAAATGAAACAATATCAATTGAAAAAACTTCATTAACGCAAAATGATTATATAAACTTAACATCAAGTTCTTCTAACTATACTTTACAAGATGGTACAAATATAAAGATTGATGTTACAAAAGAAACACTTACATATTATAATTATGAAGTTGAAGAAAATGAAAATAAAAGGTCAATTAAAATTCTAAAACCAGAATTTGTTTCTGCTGTTGAAAACGAATTTGAAGGAGCTTTTGCATAATGACGGTAAATGTTTCTGGTTTTGTAATTAAAGAATTGATTCTGGTTTACAAAGAAAAAAAATTAGATGTGTCAGGTTTGTTTAGTGAACTGAACATTTATGATAGTATTTTATTACCTTGTATGCATGGCAATATTGTAATTCTAGATGCTTTAGGTTTAACTGAAAAATTATCATTAGATGGGTCAGAAAGTTTAATTGTAAATATACAAAAAACAGAATTTGGTGGATCTGATGACATTTTAACTTTTAAAAAAGTTTTTAGAGTATTTAAACAGAGCAATAGAAAAAATGTAAATCAAACATCTGAAGCTTATATCTTACATTTTATATCTGAAGAATTTATTTTGTCTGAACAGTTGAGAGTAACACAATCTTATACAGACATTTATTCTAATATTGCATCATCAATTTTAAAAGATTATTTAAATGTGGATGTAAACAGAGAAGTTAAAAATGGTGGTATTTTTATTGATTCAATAGGATTAAAAAAAGTTGTAATACCTAATTTGCATCCAATTGATGCGATAGATTGGTGTGCTAAAAGAAGTTTAGATGAAAATGAATCTCCAACTTTTTTGTTTTTTGAAAACAATAAAGGTTATAATTTTGTAAATTTATCGATATTATTACTCAACTCGCCTGTTGCAAAATTAAACTTTATACCTAAGAATGTTGCACTTGGAGACAAGGCCGAAGAAACAGCTTTTTTAGGTGTAAAAGAATTTAAAGTTTTAAATCAATTTGACTTTTTAAAAAATGTACAAAATGGAGTTTATGCAGGTAAGTTTATAGGATTTGATCCAATTACCAGAACGATAGCTCAAAGAGAAATAACATTTGACGATCATTATTATACCATGAGTCATGGTAATAAAGTACCTAATTTAACAGTTGTTCAAAACAAACTTGGCAAAAACAATACGCAAATGTTTGATGCGAAACAATCTATTCATGTATTTGGGTATTATCGCAAAGAAAGTGATTACATAAACGAAAACGATCCTGAATCTTTAAACTTTGTTGATGATCCATATAAGTATATTTTTCAAAGAAGAGCTATTGTGCAAAACTTTTTAAATCAACGAGTTCAACTTTTATTACCAGGAAACTTTTCTATAACTTCAGGAGTTAATGTTGAATTGATGGTACCAAAAAGAGGTGAGAGACTTAAAGATGATGATAATTATGATAGTACATTATATGGAAAACATTTAGTTATAGCTGCACATCATTGTATAAAACCTAAGTTACATGAAGTGGTAATTGAGTGTGCAACTGATTCTTCGAATAGAGAATTTGGAGTAATAAAGAGTGCAGTTGTTGAAGATGCGGAATACAATCCATGATAATTAATCAACCAAAAAAAGATTATGGAACTTTTGACCCTATGAATTGGGTCGGCGTCATTGAAAATGCTCATGACGATTTAAAAATAGGCATGTATAAAGTTCGTATTATTGGATTACATTCGCCAGATACGAACCTTGTTCCTATGGAAAATTTACCATGGGCTCATGCTGTGCTACCACTTTCTCAGGGAAATACAACTTCGATTGCAAGAGAAGGTGAATGGGTTGTTGGTTATTTTCTAGATCCAGATACACTTCAATATCCTATTATTATTGGTATTCTTCCTGGAATACAATCAACAAATACAGTTAATATAACAAGTTCTGGTTCAAATGTAAGTGGTCGTAAGAGTGGAGGTTCAGCAGGATTTGTTCCACAATTAACATCAGAACAAGCAGAAAAACAACCTGAACCACCAGAAGGTGTTGTGCAAAGAGAAGTTGGTCAACCAACAACTGTTCCTTTGGCTAGAGGCGTTATTGAAAATAGTTCAATTGAAAAAACAAATAATAATTTAGAACATGTTTGCGATTTTAAAAAGAAATTGAGATTTGATATTGCAAAAGAAAAAATGTTAACTTATCAATTCGTTCAAAAAGCAAGAGAATTAATCAAATCATTTTTTTCTGGAATTAGTGGTCCAATGAGTACTGCTGTTCAGGCTGCTATTCGGCAAATAAAAGAAGTTTTAAAGATGATTAAAAAGGCAGCTGATTTTATTACAGATGTTGCTAAAGCTGTAACAGATTTTATTAAATATTGTAATGAAATTTTAGCGTATGTTGCAAGTTTGCCAGCTAAACTAGCACAATTATTAGCAAAGTGTGTTCAAGAATTTACAGATGCATTGTTTGAAGCACTTTCTTTTGATAATCCAAATGCTGAATCAGGTGCTGTAAGTACCTTCTCAGAAATAAAAAGTCTAGTAAATGATGTACAATCAACGGCACAATTGGTAGAAACAGCAGTAGGCGCAACAACTCAAGCTGTTGCACAAGCAACCGCTTTAACATATAATGTTCGATCTTTTGGAAGAATATAATGACTGTAATTAAACCATCAAGTGATGATTGGACGGAACCAGAATCAACCTTTAAAGGTGAATATCCGTATGCTCATGTAACAGAAACGGAGTCTGGTCATTTATTTGCTTTAGACGATACTAAAGATTTTGAAACAATTCGCCTTGCTCATCGAACAGGTACATTTACTGAAATGCAACCTGATGGTACAAGAGTTGATAAAATTGTTGGTGATGGTTATCAAATTATTGCAAAAAATAATCATGTTCTGATAAAAGGTGTATGCAATATTACGATTGAAGGAGATTCCGTTCTTCATGTAATGGGTGATGCAGACATGAAAGTTGATGGTGATGTTTATTCTTTAGTAGAAGGTGATTCAACAACAAAAGTAAAAGGTGATGCTTCTATCTTTGCTGGAGGAGATTTAGATTTATCGGCTGGCGGAGAATTAGGTACTGTAACAATCAATGCGCCAGATGGAATTAATTTAAACGGGGATGTTACTGTAAATGGTTTATTAAATGCAGTAAATAGTATATACGCTGGTGACAACATACTTGCTGGAAAACAATTATTTTCGTATCTTGGAATACAAACACTTGGTGGAATTAATTCTGGTTTTACATCAGAATCTACAGTACCACCTGGTCTTATAACTGCTACTGTTAAAGTTGAAGCACCAGGAATTGTTGGTGCAGCTTATGTAAGAGATTCTATTGGATCGATGCAAATTATTCGAAACATTTACAACATTCATAATCACCCAGCACCTAAAGGTCCTACTGGCACACCGTTTCAAAAACAATAAAATATGGCAAATACTATTTTTGGTCGTTTAAATTTTAGTTACGATACCTCGAAGTTTGGTAGCGGATTTTATGTCAGTCAAAATGCATCAAATACTTTAAACACTTTCCCCTCAGATGTTCAAAATTGGCAAAAACAAGAAATTGCTAATGGCACTATATCGATTTCAAATTACTTTAAAAATCCAGTAGCGACCATCTCAAACGGTATATCTGCGAATACGACTTTAATTAAAAATTTTTGTTTGAATAATACATTAGTTACTTTTCCGTCAAATTTTGCAGAAGCTCAAAATTTAGCAAATACTGCAAATAATTTATTGATACAAATATTAGATTTTAAATCACATACTGATAATATGTCGAGGTTGACAGTTTCAACCAGCAATACAGAGGCGGTGGTAGATACTGCTAATATACCAAATTATGATATTGCAATGTCTCAAGGTCAAGAACTAGTTAGACTACTTTATCAAACGGAATCTGTACAAAATACAAGTCCAATATTAGGTTGTTTTACAAGTCTTTTTATCAATACTGAACTCACTTCAAATAATAGTATTGTAAGTAATGACTATATTCTTTTAACAAATTCATACAACGGCTCAACAAGTAATATATCTAACTCTGCAATGATCACCATCCGCAATCATTTGGAGACAGTAAATACTCTAATGTATACTAGAAGAACTTCTGATTGGGACTTTTTTAAAAAACAGAAACAAATTTTAGATGATTATTACTTTGTTTCACGGTTTAATTCTGTTGGAAACACAGAAAGTTACTTGATAAAAAACTATATTGGTACTGATTTCCTCAAAAATAACTTATAAAATACCAGATAAATAACAGATGGCTACAGTAACCACAAAGACAACTCGACAATATAAAGACTTAGACTTGTCTTTTAACATACATCCTATTCGTAAAGATATAAACAAACATGTAGACGAACAGGCAGTTATAAATTCGTTAAAAAATATAATTTTGACCAATCATTATGAACGACCTTTTGACCCTGATTTTGGTTCAAATATTCGTTCTATGCTTTTTGAAAATTTAGATTCTATAACTGCAATTAGTTTAGAAAGAGAAATATTACAATCAATAGAAAATTTTGAACCTAGAGTAAGTGTTTCAAAAGTTTCTGCTATACCAGATTATGAAAACAATGGTTATTCAATACAATTGGAATTCTTTATTGTAAATTTAACTAACCCCGTAACAATTCAATTCTTCCTACAAAGAGTAAGATAATGGCTGACCGCTTAAACGTAACTGATTTAGATTTTGATACGATCAAAACTAATTTAAAAACATTTTTAAAACAACAATCGGAATTTTCAGACTACGATTTTGAAGGTGCTGGTCTGTCAGTACTGTTGGATATTCTTGCATATAATACTCATTACAATGCTTACTATATGAACATGCTAGCAAATGAATCTTTTTTAGATTCTGCTTTGCTTCGAAATTCTGTAGTTTCACATGCTAAAAAATATGGGTATACTCCTCGATCTGCAAAAGCTCCATTAGCAAAAGTTAATTTTACGGTCAATTCTTTATCGTCTACACCAGGATCTTTAACTCTACCAAAAGGATATATTTTTCTATCAAATTTAGTTGACAGCAAATCTTATAACTATATTACATTAGAAGATACAACTGTTTCTAAAACAGGTAATAACTTTGTTTTCTCAAATGTTTCAATTTATGAAGGCACCTTAGTTAATTACAATTTTACACAAAGCAATTCAACCAATCCAAAACAATTATTTGTAATACCTGATGATAATATTGATACATCTACCTTAAAAGTTTCCGTAAGATCTTCATCGTCAAATCTAACATCTGTTGTTTATAATTTAAATACAGATATTCTTGATGTAAGTTCCACATCAACTGTTTATTATTTACAAGAAGGTCAAAATGGCAAATATGAAATTTATTTTGGTGATGATATTTTAGGTAAAAAAATACCAGATGGTGGAGTTGTTACAGTAAACTATTTAACAACTAATGGTAGTGCATCAAACAAAGCAAATAATTTTATAGCAACAAATACAATTGGTGGGTTTAATAACTTTACCGTTTCTTCTGTTTTGGCTGCATCTGGTGGATCTGAAAAAGAAACTGTCGATCAAATAAAATTTGCAGCTCCTTTACAATTTACTTCACAAAATCGAGCAGTAACAAAAAACGATTATATTAAATTAATTCAACAAAAATATCCACAATTTGAAGCTGTTACTGTTTGGGGCGGCGAAGAAAATGATCCACCAGTTTATGGTAAAGTTTTTATTGCCGCAAAACCTCGGTTAGGTTTTGAAATAACAGAATCACAAAAAGAATTTGTAAAAGAAGAAATTATAAAACCAATTAGTATTTTAACGGTTACACCTGAAATAGTTGATGTAGATTATAATTTCTTAAAAATTATATCAAAAGTTTATTATGACCCTACAAAAACAATTAGTAATTTAAATAATTTAAAAACAAGTGTTGAAACACAAATTACAAATTTTTGTGAAGAAAATTTAAACACATTTAATTCAATTTTTAAATCTTCTTTATTAAAAACAGAAATTGATAATTTAGATAAATCTATTATATCAAACGAAATTGATTTGTTTTTAACTAAAAAATTTAGACCTGATTTAACAAACACAAATAGTTATGTTTTAGACTTTGGTGTTGCACTCGACAAAGGTACAACTGTTGATAACTTATATTCAAATCCAGAATTTACAATGTTAGATGAAGATGGTATTCGTAGGCAATGTTTTTTTGAAGAAGTTCCTTCATCTTTTACTGGTGTCGAATCTATAACTGTAACAAATCCAGGTATTGATTTTTCTACTACACCAACAATAGAAATAGTTGGTGATGGCCAAGGTGCAACAGCTTCTGCAACAATTGTAAATGGTAAACTGTCAAAAATAATTGTAACAAACCCTGGAGTTGGTTATACCACAGCTACTGTTAGAATTACAGGCGGTGGTGGAAGATTATCCGCTGCTTCTGCTGTTTTAGAAGGTAGATTTGGTCAACTAAGAATAATTTATTATAAACCAGATGAAGTTACAAATGAAAACACAAAAGTAATTTTAAATTTTGGAAAAAATAATGGTGTAATGGGGTCGATTGATTATGTTTTAGGTAAAATTTATATTAATGAATTTAATCCTTTAGCTGTTGCAAATGCTTTTGGTGAAATTTCTGTGAACATAAGACCTAAAATTTCAGTCATTTCTTCAATAAGAGACAAAATGTTGGCTTTTGATATAGAAGATCCAACTAGCGTTGTCGTAGAAGTTTATAAAGTATAATGGAACAATTACTTACTTCTACGTTAGTTGAACAACAACTTCCTGAATTTGTAAGGGAAGATTATCCAAAATTTGTTACATTTTTGGAGAAGTATTATCAATGGCTGCAAACCAATGATCAAGTTTTATCGGCCATTCAATCTTTTTCTAACTCAAAAGATTTAGATCTTGCATCTGATTTTTATTTAAACATTATAAAATCAGAATTAACACCATATTTTCCAGAAGAAATACTTTTAGACAAAACAAAGTTATTAAAGTTTGTCAATCAATATTACCGTTCAAAAGGTACACCAAGTTCTGTCAAATTTTTATTTAAAATTCTTTATAATGAAGATATAGAAATTTATTATCCGAAAGAAGAAATTTTAAAAACCTCTGATGGTAAATGGGTTCTTCCTTTAGCTTTGCGAATTGATACAGATGACAATAATATTTTTAATATTGTTGGCACAAAAATTACTGGATCTTTATCAAAAGCTACTGCGATTGTTGAAAGTGTAACACGATCAATTGATAGACAATTAGGTATTGAGTATATTGAATTGTTTATTTCAAATATTAATAAATTATTTCAAACGGGTGAAACGGTCGAAGCAAGTTATTATGATGACGATAATAATAAAATTGATGTTACAGGCCGTTTAATTGGTTCTCTTTCAGAAATAAAAATTAATCCAGAATTTAGAGGATTGTTTTACAATGCATTTGATACCAATACTGGTTATCAAGGTGACCCTGTTAGTATAGTTGGTGGATTAAATCCAACACCACCTTCTGGTTTAACACCCATTGGAGCTATAGCAACTGTTGGTGAAGTTACTAAAGGTTCTATCATCCAAGTTCAAGTAATTAATGGTGGGTTTGGTTTTAGAGATCCTTCAATAGAAAATTCATCACTAATTGATTTTGTTGGAGGGTTTGAAGATACAATTTTAGGTCAAGAATCACGAGCAACAATACAACTTCTTGATGAAGGTACACATCGATTGGTAAATGTAAGTAATGTTGCTATCGAAACAATATACTCTTTGACATTAGATGGTGCTGCAAATACAAGTAATATTGAAAATTGCCAAATTAATTTTGTTACTACTACACAAACATTAAATGTTTTTCCAATTTCATTTGTTTCTACAGATGGTTCTGGAGGTGGTTATAAATCATTACCTGATTCTTTTTTCTATAGTTTTTACTTAGAAGATACTGATGATCTTTTAGTCATCGATTCAACTGTGGCTATTAGAGATACAAGAGTTTTAAGTGATTTCG